GAGAACTCATCTTCATTAAACACAGGAGAGTATTTTACATCAATACAAGTTACCTTCAGCTTATCGTAGGGGATGGGATGATGATCAGCTTCTACCATCACTCTCAAGAAAGTAAAATAATTAGGATCATTAATAATCTCTAAGTTGTCTTCTACATCTTTGGCAGTATAAACCAAATGACGAGGCCCACATATAGGTTGTTTATATTCTACATCCCCCTCATCATCTAAGATAGCATAAAAATTATCTTTGAATGCTTCCCCATAGTTGGTAGTATAGGGAGTCCCCAAACAAACTACTCTGCTATGAGACTTTGGTAGTCCTCCTTGTCCCTCACGAAAACGGTGAATATGCCCCAAATAAGTAGTAGCATTGAAGTTAGAAAGAGAGATGCCAAAGTCAGCGTCCCCAGCGGAATTAAGACAGCCAGCATAACCAAAGTGACCGAATACCGTATAGCCCTCAGGGACCATTTCCAAAGCGTTGATAATAGTTTCTTCATTTTCATAATGCGGGATAAAAACCCGCTTCCTTCTGTGATCAATGTGAGTGTGTGTTATAACCTTTGTAAGGTTTGATGGTCTTTCAAATAAACTAAGAGCAGTAACCCCATCATCAGCTTTGGTTTCACTGTCATGATTACCTCGTAATATTGTGATAGGGGTCATGTGTCCAGGGTATGTGAGGTCTCCAGGCATCCCTGCAATCAAGTCTCTAAAGGCCAGTAGTTCACTGGGAGAAGGCTTACGATACATAAACACATCCCCCATAATAATAACCTCATCAGGTCCTTCCTTATTAAAGATATCTAAAACACAACCAACCTGGGCATCCAGGAGCCCTGGTATCCTGGAGTTAAGATGCAAATCTGTTACTAAGAGGGTTCGCATGTCATATACTCCCTAATTTCTTGAATGTTCTGTGGTTTACCATCTTTAAAGTCTACCTCCACCCCATCTCCAAAAGAGAAGCCTACCTCAGCATCAATCTTAAAGGGTACGTCAAAGTATATATTAAACGTCTCCTTAATAAGAGGATAATTTACAAGCTCATCGTAAACAATTTCCAAACACCTTGAGATGTTATTCTTATGGCAAATTAATTCAATACTATCGTGAACCGTAGCCACAGGATACGCTTTTACCTTCTCCTTTCTGAGGCGTCTGTGTGCCCCCAGGAGGCCACACAAAAGTATATCGGATGCCGTGGACTGTATAGTAAAATTAAGCCCCTGACGGGCAGCACGGCTCACTACAGAGTAATCCTTGGAGGTAATGTCAGGTAGATTCCTACGTCTTCCGAAAATCGTGTAGGCATATTCATTTTTCTTGATAAAATTCTCTACAAAAGACATGTATTCGAAGATAGCGGGGTAAACATTCTTGTAATTACCAATAATATTCTTAGCCCTACCAATAGAAATTCCCGTGGTTTCAGACAGGTTAAAAGGGCCTCCCCCATAAGCAATAAGGAACGACACAGCTTTAGCTATCTGTCTCTCCTCCTTAGTAACCTGAGGTTTATTGAACAGCATACGCGCAGTGTAAGTATGAAGGTCTTCTCCCTTTTGAAAAGCAGTCTGCATATTACCGTCCTTAGCGATGTGGGCCAAGACTCTAAGCTCCATAGACGCATAATCCACTGTAATAAAACAGTGATCTTTAGGACAGTTAAAGAGGCTCCGAATGTTATTCTCTTTGTCGCGGGGCAGAGTATGGAATGATACTCCCATGGGCTCACTAGCTACATAAGCCGCACAAGATAACCTACCAGTAGAAGTACCATCAAATCGGTAGTCAACGAAAACTTTAGGAACCTTATTATATGCTATAGCTTTCTTGGTTCCCTCAATATAAGTCTTGGTTAGCTTTTGAGACTTGCGAAGATCTAGAAGTCCCTTGATAAACTTTCGAGAATTAGTTAGCTCTTCAGTACTTTTATTCCCAAGGACAGCTTGGCTAATTCTCTTGCCTTCATCTCTATGACTCCACTTACCCACGTTTATTTAATTCCTCTTCAATCTGATTTAACAGTAGCTTTAAAGTGGGGGCAGACACCGAAGGTGACCCCTTCCCCGTACGATCAGGAGGGTACATTTCAAATGCTCCCTCACGAGTATACAGTATCTCAATCAAGTCATTATTAGAGGATAGATTATCAGAAGTTTCCACTTCTTTAAAATTATATAGAAGGTCTTCCTCCTCTATGTTCGCCACTGAGAGTTGCCGCCCTACCTCCTTGAGTTTAGTTTCATCAACACTCATCCCTTCGTGCTCCATCTCCGAAAAGGTAGACAACGACGGCATGATAAGATTGGAAACTATATTTTCCATGCCTAACTCTTTGATCTTATCCTCGATAAGATTGAATAGCTTTAAGGTAAAGTAGGAGTCGGCTGCATTACCCTCGCAGCAATCCGACAGAGGCATGTTAGCCCAGTCAAAGGTTCTAGGGTTAGAAATTGTTAGCATTAGAGGTTCTCCAACTCGTCCGCAAAGTATAACTTAACCAAATCCATCAGGCTCTTAGGAGCAGTCTCATTGATAAAGTGGTGCATGATCTTCGTATCCCACACATTCTTAGGGCGAATTCCATAACTTAGTAGAAACTTAAGATCAAACTTAGCATTATGAAACACCTTCTTATTCCTAGGATTGCGTAGGATACGACGAAGAAGGGTCCACGCCCTGGCGGGATCATTAGTTCCAATTCCTTTTCTAAAGGGGCTGTCCTTATGGTCTAGAGGAATAACATAAGTCTCCTTAGCTGTTGCCAAAGCAATAGTCTGGATCTTATCAGTTAGGAAATTAAGCCCTGTAGTTTCAATGTCCACAGCTATAGTATCACGGGTGCCTTGTAGCTTCCTAGCTATATCTTCTACCTCTTCGATCTCTGTCGCCACCTTGTAAGTGAAGGTTGAGGTGGTCTTTTTGCCAAGTATATATTTTTCATAGGCATTCTTGATATCCGTTTCGAAGAGGTAGGCATGACGCGGTTCTTTAAGTACGGAATAGGGGTGATAGATCGGTACCACGACACAGCTAAAGCCAGAACTAGTTGTAAATTCATAAGAACTCCCTCTCTTGTTAGTAATGCCGCTCTTCCTAATCAGCATCTTCATTGCTAAATTTCCACACACATAAATAAGGCGCGGCTTAACCTGCTCTATGGTAGCATCGAGATGTTCTCGACACAGTTTCATATTCCCTGGTGTCATGTCTGCTTCTTTAACCGAAGGACACTTAACCGCAGCAGAAAACTGAGCTTTCCCTGGGTATAACCTTTCTATAAGTCCTAACTCTTTCTTAGAAAAGGCATCTAGCTTTCCATTTCTATGCTTAAAGGAATCAGAAAGGAAAAGAACGGGACCAGAGACTAACTTTTTATAATCTAAGTAAGCATACTTGGGTTTACTTTGAGAAAGAATAGTACACCCCTCACATATAGGATTACCACAGTTAGGTTTAAGACCTGAGTAAATGTTTTCTAGCTCTGACATTAGCCTATTATAAGATATGGGGAAAAAAGTGTATTACATAGACAACAAAAGATTTGAAGAAATTATCCCCCTATATCTTCTTAATCACGCAGACTACGAAGAGGAACTAATGGGACTGTTCGATCTATTAATCACTAACATACTTGAAAGTTTCAAGTTTAATATAGACAAGGAGGACGCAAAACAAGAATGCTTTTTATTAATTCTTAAAACACTGAAGAACTTTCAACCCTCAAAAGGGAGTGCTTTCAATTACTTTACTACAGTAATAATTAATAATCTAAAACTTCTCTACACTAAAAATAAAAAGTATGAGAAGAAGATGAGTGAATACCAAGAATTAAAAGGAAATCACAAACCTAATTCTTCATAAACCTTAGATAAGTAATCCTCAGACTCCATAGCACCTCTCTTAAGCTGGATAAGGTGAGGAAGTTTAGAGGTGTTAAAGATGACAAACGCATGAGGCATCTTGAAGCTGTCAACTATGTAAAGAGGCTTACCTTTATCTCCCCATAAATTTCTACGAATTTCTTTAACAAGCTTCTCGGACTGATCATCCCACAAAGAAACAAATAAAATTCCTATATCATTCTTAGTTTTTCTCTGTCTCCGTAGAACTTTATTAAGTTCGTTTTCTGTCTTCAGAAATATAGCAGAATACATTATTCTACGAAATCCACAGCACCACTAGCGGTAGCTTCATCCACACCAGTCAATTTACCTGAAGTATCAAAAGTAAATCCTGAAGCTTCATACTCTTCACGGTTAGCTTCCATGTGTTCTACTAAATTATTAGTAAGCTGCTCTTCTAACGCACGCACCCCATTGAAAAAGATCGAGCGAACAAATTCATCCATCTGTACATTATCAGGCTTCACATTATTCGAAAAATTCTTAAAGGCTTCTGATTCTTCTTTATTTAATTTAAGTTGAAACTTCATTCTATTTTTACTCCGATACTCAATTTTAACTTTCCAACCGTCAGGCTTGAAAGTAAACTTTATTTTTTCTGACATGATCTAACAACCTATTATAGTTCAAAGGAACATAGTCATGGACGATAATTACGATATAAAAAAACTTAGAACTAAACCCAAGAGAAAGAACAGCCGCGCTAAAGGGAATGCCTTTGAACGACAGATCGCCAAGACACTCAATGATAGATTCAAGACCACAGAATTTTCAAGAAGTCCTGGATCAGGTGCTTTCGCTACCACCCACACCCTACCAGAACACTTAAAAATTCATGGGGATATAATAACCCCAGAGAACTTTAAATTCTGTATTGAATGCAAAAAAGGATACAATAATTTAAACTTCTATTGTTTATTTAATTATAGATCTGAGTTTTGGGAATTTATAACTCAATGTGAAAAAGATTCTGGCAAATGTAACAAATTGCCTTTATTAATATTTAAGCAAGATAGACAGTCAGCATTAGCTATTATACCTGGAGAGATTGAGTTACCTGAAGAACTTACACACATAAACATACACAAGAATAAAACTTATAAAGTATATATTTTTGAGGAATTAATTAAGTGTTGGGACTCTATGTGGTTTGATTAAGAAGAATTTCTAGTAGTTTTTGTTGACCTTTTAAATAGTCTTTAAACAATCCACTACTGTCTTCCCCAGTTTTTGTCTTCTTCTTGACAGGGTCCTTAGGTGATTTTCTTGGGTCTTCAAAACTTTCTGGGTCAGCAGATTCGGATTTCTTTACAGTGTTGAAAACATTTTTGCTGGTTCCTGATTTTACTTTATATTCTCCTCTCTCCGCGTTGAAAGTAGCTCTAGTACGTTGAGTCCTGTCTCCTTTTTCCTTTGGATCTAAGTCTTCATTAATTATACTCACAGTAGTAGTCCACTTACCTCCTCTCTTAGATCTTTTATATTTAGCGTGTTTTATGTTAGCCCTTTGCTCCGCATTCCTTAGCCCAGACTTCTGTATATCTTCTTCTAAAATTCTTTTGTCATTAAGAGTTTCATTATGTCCCATACTAGTAGCCATACTCTGTAGCTTAACGAACCCTAGTCCCCCTCTAATAAGGTATCCGTTCTCGTCAGTATCCCTATCCAGGTGTTTAGTAAATACTGCGTTCTGAATTTCTCCTTTCATTTTATCTAACTCTTTACAGTTCTTTTGATCTTCTTGGGCTGTTTGATAATCAGCTTGATCAGCAGGATCCATAGGAATAGGTTCCTTTTTATCCCTAGAAGCTTTGTCCATTTCCTGATACTCTTTCATTCTTTCCATGTTGTTCATTCTAGTCTGGGACAGCTTCATGCAGCCTATAGCTGATTTTGCTCTGGTCCTCGCTTTTTCCTTATCGGAAGGACCATACTTTTTATCAAACCACTGTCCAACCATTTCTCCTGCCGCATCTGGGACCCCATCTACCCAGGCCCCAGGCTGTAAAATTTTTAAATACGGATCTATTTCTCTATCCATTTGATTATTAAATTCACACGCTTCTAGAAGAGCCGCTTCCCCTTTTTTTCTATTAGCGACCCCCTGCTCCTTAGTTTCTTTATCTTCACAAAAACTTCCTAGAAAATCTTCTTTTATGTTATCCATAAAAGTTTTTTCTTTATCATCTAATGTTATATTCGCGGCTTGAGTTTGGTAAAACTCCCCTTCGTCACTCCCCTTTGTATCTTCACACAGATGATCCCACAATGCTCTTCTTTTGTCGTGAGACGTTTCCCCCCATGTGGACCCAGAACCTTCCTCTTTTCCATGAATTTTAATTTCTCTGTCAACTTGGTAACACCACTCATCAGGGTCTCTAATTAAATCATTGTCTAATATGTCATCAATACTTCGGGGGGGACATGCCGATTCGTAATACTTTATTTGTTCCTCAGAAAGAAGATTCTCTTTAATTTGATTTCTTATTCTCTCTTTTCCTTCGTACCCGTCATCCTTACAATAAATGTCCAACGCATCTACTTTAGCTCCCGTAAGATCACTTCTTCCTGCTTGTCCTTGCCCTGTTCCTTCTGTTCTTGTAGGAACAGCATCTCCATGAATAGCTCTAGCAAAATCTCCGTTAGCAAAGACCATCATAAATAAAGCTTCCATCGCTACTTTTTGTTTCTCCGTATCATCGCTGTACCTACCCATCAGCAAATCAAAGTACTCTTCCACTTGATCCTCAGTCATTCCATTACGTTCCATTATCTTGTTTCTAACATATCTTGCCATGGCTACATCAATGGTTTCCTCTTCCTTAATAATAAGCTGATCCTTTCCCGCTGCTATACCAATGAGGAAGGTTTCAACTACTCTTTCTGCTACTAGTTTTCCTTCCCCTGCGGCTACACGGTCAATTAATTTATCAAAAAATGCATTACATTCCGCTTGATCATCTTTTCTGGTTTTTGTCTCAAAGCCTTGCTCTAAACATTTTTCAAAGTCAGGCTCCAAAGAATCCATTAGCTCCCCCACCGTTCCCCTATCCGCATCTGGCAACGCTTTACGCACTATTCTTTTGCCCCCTCTGGCTTTAGCTACCTTCCTACGTTGGACTCTATCTATCTCCCTAGCAGACTCTCTTATCGCCCTCCCCAGAGGAGATTCATCCGAAGTAATCCCAATAGAATGCCCATTAAATAAAATTACCCCCTCTGGAGTTCTAATAACGTCATTATCTTCTAAAAATTTCGTGATCCTCTCGGCATAATTTCCCTTATTAGCGTCAACAGGGTTGTTATATATTAATAGAGATAAATTTAAAAACTCAGTAACAATCCTTAGAGTTTCTTCCATATCTACAAGAGGAATATTCTGCAAAAGAGTTTGGTTAAGTTTAATTTTTTCTAGTTGGTCTTCTAAATTTCCCTCTTCAAAATCTTTCAATCTTTCAATAAATTTTCCTAGATCTGTGGTAGCAGTTAACAGGGGTTGAGTATCCACTCCTGTATCCACGGGCCCCTTATCAGGGGTAGGCTCCTCTTCTCCTGGAAACATATTTTTCCACATCATATCCTGATTGGGTCCTTCAACTCTTTGGCCGTTCTCACCTACCAATTCTCCATTTCTTGACCCCAACCTACCCATAACACGTTGGGTACCTTTTTTTAACCACAATTCTACATCATTTATTGTTTGTGCCTCTCCTGGTTTGGATGAGGGAGATCCAGTAGCAGTACTTATAACAGTCTGTATTTGGTCATCCGTAGAACCCCCTCCAACATCTTGCTCTTTCAAAGAAAGCTTAAACTTTCTTTTTTTAAGGAGATCGTAGCTTTCTAGTAGTGAGTTGTAGTATTCCATTGGATGTTATATCATAGAAAAAGCCCAGCCCAAAAAAATCCAGGCTGGGCTTTGTTATATGTTATGTATATTTTATAGTAGAATTATCATTCTTATTAGAGATCTCCATGATTCATGAAATCATAAGCGAAGTTTACTTCAATAGTGTGGAATTCATTGGTACCATAGTTAAATTCAGCAGACTTCCAACTCTTAGGCCAGACTCCAATTAAGGTAGTCTCATACTGCGGAGCTTGGGTGGGACCTAGGTTAAGGATGGTCATTTTTTGAACTTTATTCCCAGACGTAAAAACACCACGCATGGGATCATAAGTAGTCTGGAACCATTGCCATAAGAGATTGGCTATTTTGCCGTTGTTTGCATAAAAGTTATCAAAAGTTACGGTAACACCATCATTAGAAGCCTTGCCTGGATAGTATACTTTATCGTTTACACGATGAGCTTCGATGGCTTCAGAAGAAAACCCTGTAGCTGTAACTTGTTTAGCAGCTAAAACTAACTTCTCTACAGTAGTCTGCCCAGAAATACTGGTGGGGAGTTCAAAATGAATTTCCCATTGATAGGTCCTTACAGAATCTAGTCCTTGTGAAATCAAGGGCATAGATACTGACTGAGGAGTTAGAGTACGAGAGAACGTGTTAGTTCCATAATGTGATTTTGTTGCCATTTAAATAGTTCCTTATATACTTATGCTATTTGAGCAGATTGATTAGTGAGGTTTAGTTCGAACACTACCATTTCCGCAGTCTTCGTAGGCTTGATAAGAACCTTACACCACATTTCATTCCTATCAACCCTTACTGGGGTGTTAGTGGTCTCATCACAGACAACCTTAAACTCTGTGATTCCTCGTCGCATGGAAATATCTGCCAACATCGGCTGAATTAATGTAACAACCCTTTCCCAAGTAATAGGATCATTAGGCTCAAATACTAGCCTCTGAGTAGAAGCAAGAATTTGTTTCTTAATATAGATCATCATGCGTCTAACATTAATTCTATCTAAAGCAGTAGGCTGTCTTTGAGAAGTTCTTTGTCCAAAGATAGCAATACCATTCTGTGGGAAATTAACAATCGGATTCAGGCAGTTACCTCCTGAATACATTGAATCCCTGTCCCCTTGGTTTAGAATAACTTCAACATCTGTAGGCTTAGTTAAACGTCCTCTTACAAAACCAGCGGGAGCAAACCATGGGTCTGAAACACTATCTGTAAAGGTAATCTGTCTTGCACCATAAATCTCAGGAGCTAACCAACGATCTTTTCCATCAAAGACCTGGAATACCTTTAACCAAGGCCAGTAAATAGCACCATAAGAACTATTTATAGCAGCCGTTCTCTGAGTAGCAAATCCATTACTCCAGTTGATAGCATCCCCTGGGGTACCAATCGCATATGGAGGGGAAAGAAGAGCTAGGAAATCTGTAGTTGCTTCTGCTTTAGTAATAAGAGCATTTTGTACATTCTGAAGATCTCCTACGCCTGGACCAGGAGCGAGACCTATTGAAATATTAAGCACTGGGTCATCCATCGCTTCAATACCAGTCTTCCCACCATCCGATTGTACTGCTCCTATAATTGCTGTAGCAACAGCCGCATCAGTAGTGGGGATACCATTAGTACCTCCTCCTAAATTGTAAGTACCTTGAACCAACTTGACAAAACGAGGATCAGCAGGACCCGCAGCACCAGTCTGGTCACCAACAATTGTTAATGCTGTACCTACAAGGCTAGTAAGAGGCTTTTCAAAGGAAGTTATAGCTGTTACTCCTAGAGTATCGTCTAAAGTTCCACCAGCATTAGATCCTGATGCAAAATTAGCTGTTATATAATTAGAAGTTCTTCCCGCATAAGTAGTTCCAATTACATCTTCCAGGAAAGAAGCAGAGACAGTACCCGCTTTAAAGTCCTCAGCAGCCACTCCCAAATCGTTAACTTGGTTATTAGTTGTGTGTCCACCGATAGCCTTTACTTCAAAGCTTACACCACTAGTAGACCCATCTGATTTAGTACCTGCATTATACCCTTCCCCTGGCCATAAACTTTTAGCTAGATAGGATACCGAAGTAGTATCCACCGAAGTTCCTGATGCAGTAGTAGAGGAAGCCGCAGTTCCGCTAGCCCCAACCATATTTAGTGGGGCAATCATATCAAAACCATGCCACGTACTATTACCATCTAGAATTTCTGCTTTAACCTCGATAGTAGCTGCGTCTCCTGCCGCTAGGCCAACCAAGAAGGATGAAGCATTCAGACTATTGGAATCAGCAAACGCTCCAATCTTATCGGCATCTAATGATCCACCCAATACCTTTTGTAATCCTAAGATAGTAGTAGCCCCATTAGAAGAGGATAAACTTAGAGTACTAGGTGGGATAGTATAAACTTTAGCATCAACAGTTTTAGTTCTAGCTTTATCATAAGCTGTGATGGTGAATCTCACAGAAGAAGTAGTATCATCTGCACTGCCTATAGCTGACATTCCAATATTAGCGCCCCCTCCCCCAGAATTAGGTGCGATAGGAGCATACTGCGTACCACTAATAGAGAAAGCAGGGCACCCACCTATTGTGGTGAGGGCAGAAGCATTAATAGCATCCGATGCACACCTAATGAATCTCATAGAATCAGTAGTCTCTAAGATTTCAAGAGCCCCCTCCAAGGCTTGACCTTTAATGTCCTCACTTGGCTCTCCAAAAGTATCAATCAGTTGCTGAGGGCTAGTAATTAAAGTTGCTTTTTGTTCGTTGGTCCCCGCAACAGGGCCTCGGCCAGCAAAGCCTACAATTCCAACAACAGACGAATTAATGGTGACGGGATAATCTGAGATGTCTTTCTCAATAACATAGACACCTGGACTTACAAAATTGGGCATTTAAGATCTCCTATTATACATCTTGAATTTTAATCAGATTTCTTTGGTGATACCTGATAACATCCTCGGTAAGATATGAAGCAGGAACCTTAATTGTCTTTTTGGGAGTAAGAAAAAAAGTTTTCACTCCCTCGGGTGTTTGGAATGGGAGACTCCAGCTCTGTAGACTCGTGTTGGTAATAGACTTCATAATTTATTCTCTTTAGTATTTACTATATGTAGATCAATTTTTGATCATTTTTTTTAATAGATTGTGGTCTCACTATTAAATTCTTCAATTTCTCCTGTACTTGTTACTAAAAACTTAGGATTAGGAATATAAGCTTCTACTTTAACTTTGAATGATCTTCTTATTATCCTCTCTTCTCTGTCTGATATATCTAAAGTAGAAGTGTCGGACTCCTGCTCCACAAAAGATAAAGCTGTGGTAGTATAAGGAGTCTCTACTACTAAGCTAGGATTAAACATAAGCCTAATTTGCTCTACAATTTGATCTAAATTTGCTTTATACTTGGCCCATATATTAATCCCATATTCTATATCCACGGGCCTAGGAACAATAGAAAGAACTCTAAAAGCTCTTTTTCTTTCCGCACTCCACCAACTATCTACAACTATATTTGAGGACTGTCTCCTTCTTTTATCAGCGTTATCAGAAGAATTTTGGCTAATAGAAATTATAGGAAGTATGATATTATCTTCTTGATGTAGCTTGGCTATAGTCCTTTCAGGATTAGAATGTATGCATTTAATATCAACCAGTTCAGTATCTGAATTAAGGTAAGCTAAATTTCCTAATCTAGATATAAAGAATCGTAAGACCTCCCTATAAAAAAGAGGAATGGTATTAGAAACAGTGGTTTTTTCTTGTACTTTTTCTTTTGCCCACTCTAAAGCCCTTTGAGACGTAGGAAAGGACGGTAGTACTCCTGATGCCTGGGATTCCAATACATAAGTTTTAAAGGCCATCGTAAGCCTCCTCTATAGTCTTCGGAATATTTCTAGAAAGAGGATCAGATACCTGGGTGATAACACTATCTTGAACATCAGGAGAATCTCTCAGGAGTTTAGCCGCACATACTAAATGATACACTCCATAAATCTCAAAGCTATCTTCTTGAACTTCAATGATTTCATACTTTTGATTTTGAAATTTTGGTTGAAGAACATCTCCAGGTTTTAAATACCCCTTAATTCTCTGCTCCATATAACTTTTATTAAATATGAATACTTGATCATTGGTTAGCTCAATACCAAATTGTCCTAAAGCTTCCTCCAAAACCTTTGGTTCGTAATGCCCATACACTAAGATTGGCTCTTTAGATAAAGGTTTATTTCGTGCCTCCATATAAACAGGGTCATACTGCATGTCCCCCTGCATATAGGAATAGTATAAAATTTCAGATCCAGAAATCTTAATCATCTCATCATCTACTAAGTTGAAAAGATTAATATCAGGATTAGCAGGATCAAAGAAGTTTAACTGCCCATCGGATTCCTCTAATTGAGGGAGGGGTGGAGGCTTGACACCAACTTTATAATTTTTATTTGACATTAGTATGTTGAGAAGCGTGGTGGCTCTTCGAACTCATCCAGTAGCCTTTGAATTAATTTATCTTTTTCTTCTTGGCTTTCTTTTACAAGAGCGTCCCCATTTAATCTCGCCCCCCCTCCTGGAGAAGGCACAGTCTGATACTTGCCTCGAATCTGGCCCAAGGTTCCTTTAGCCGCAGCCAATGCATACTGCTGTATCCAATTTCTATAAGCAGGATGCAAAGTATCTGAGTTTATTGCTCGGTATACAATGATAACAGTTTGAGGAGTTACGACAGGCTTGGGTGTAATGTGCAAATACTGATTATCTAATACAGTGAACGCTCCTTCTTGCCCTAAAATCTTTCTCATCATCTCTAAATTTTGTTGGAGAAGATAAAAATCTCCCACTCCAAAATTTTGAAAGAGGAAGTTGTCTTGAAAGTATTTAATGAAAAAGTCAAATTCTAGGGTGCCTGCGGCTTGCTGAATAGATAGAAGGGTCTTCTTATACACAACATATTCTAGGTTATCCAAGATGTAACTAGGAATTTTATAAGTACTATACCCAGCGGAAGCATCAAAAGTAGCAAACTGATGAGCAAAAAGCGGAGCATGATTATACATAGTCCCTACCGACTCATCTATGCAAGTCTTTATTTGGTAGGGTGTAAGTTCAACACGCACTACAGGATGTCCCAAGCGTGCTAGTATAAAATCTTTTATGTTCTCTTCAAAATGAGTCCACTCCACCCCGTCAGACATGGTGGTATTGTTAAGAGTCTCATAATTAATTTCCCCATTAGTTATACTAGCGGAATTAATATTTTGCCCCGCATAGGGAGCAAAACTATTTCCCCAGGCTGCTAGTTTGGGTTGTAGTGGCATTCTTTCTCACCTCTTTTTGTGGTTGAGTTACTTTAGGCGTAGGGGCACTCATCTTTTTTTGTGGAGCACCATAAGATACCACCACAAATTCCGAAGAAACAGGTTTAGCAATATTAACAAGGTCTCCCTTATTAACTTGAATTAATTTACCCTCAACTACACATACCGTGGGTATAGTTCCTATGTATTTATACTTCATAAAAAACCTCTCTCTTTATATAGGTAAAAAACAAGAGCCAGGAAATTAATTTCCTGGCTCTTATTTATTTAGTTAGACTATACTAATCTACTTATGCATAAGAATTGCGTATTGCAGCATTGTATGGCTTGAAGATGTAGTTAGCACTGAAGCCAACCAGTCTAATAATCCGATAGAACCTATTTTCAGGAGTAACCGCTGCCTTACCATAACGAGTCAGGATTCCCTTTCTCGGCTGGAAGGTAGACGGATCCGTGATAGTAGGCAGTTGCTGGAGCGGAATGTATGGGCAATAAACAAACCCTGCATCCATCGGTCCACTACCTTTGTAGCCCATCATGATTTCATCCTCTGGATACATAGGATCAACATAAAGATCATACTTACCAGCGAATTTACCCTTGTATTCTACGCTATTACCCTTAATGTTAGTGGGGCCAGCCTTAGAATCAATACCCCCCTCTAGCTTCGCAGCAGACTCAAGCATAGCTGCGACGGTCGGAGAGGTGATAACCCAAGTACCAGGACCACGCATGGTGGTTACATAGATATCCTGTGAGGCAAAGTTCAGTGCCGCCAGCAGGTTAGCATACACCTGACCAACATGTTGTGGTGCATAAGCCGTACCCAGGAAAGATCCAGAAAGATCAAGCAAGAACACGTTGCTAGCAGTACCCGATGGGTTACCAACACCAGCGTTTGCAAAATCATACAGATAAGTACCAGGAATAAAGCCCTCAGTGTTAAAACCAGTTTGCGTACCAGCAGGACCAGCACCAGTAGCAGTACCACCCTTCGGTGTACCTAAAGTACCTACCTGTCCAAAGTTATTGGAGTTGGGGTTATCAAGGGAATCTCGGTTCCACCCTGTAATACTCTTAGGATCGTAAGCAATCATACGAAGATCTTCGATAAGCTCACGGTCGATCTCCAAGGTCAATTCCTTGGAAAGCAGATCCGTAAGTTCACCTTCAAGATCCAGGTTATGGTATGCGCGAAGATCCTGTGCAGCTTCCAGAGTCCAGAGAGCCCTCATCTTACGAGTACGGGCCACAACAGCCTGTTGCTCGATATGCATGTTCATCTCAGGAATCTCACCATCAGCAAGATGCTCACCAGCAGAGACACTGTAGCCCAAGATAGTAGAAGCATCAGGGAACGCAGCAATTTGACCACCCATGGTAGCCGAAACATTAGCAGCGAGTCCAGGAGCTACACTGGACAGGTAGAGACTCATCGCAGACGGGTTGCTCGCCGCTTGGGCCGCAGTGATTCCGCCATCATACAGGCCACTGGCAACCATGCCGCCGTAGGTCAGGTTATATTTACTATAAATAGTCTGGTCACGGCCCCATTTATTAGAGGCGCGATCGTAGCCCAGATAAAAGATTTGAGAGACAGGGCCTCCCATAGGTTGAACGCCAACAATCTGGTTGGCAATCAGTTGTGGGTAAACACGCCGAACGAGGGGGAATGCGAACTTCTGGAAAGTACCTAGCTTACCAACCGTAGTTGGTGAAGCATCTGACATCCCACCTGCCTCGTCTAATCTTTCGGACAGAATAGACTTGGCTTGGTTTTCAAGCAGTTGTGCGGTAACTTTCCTAGTATAATCGCTATCAATTCCCTCCAATACAGGTGCCCACTTATTCAGAATTTCAGAATTTTCTGCTAACATAGTGTTTTTCCTTACTTAAGTATTAGACTGAGGCATGAACTTCATAACCTCTGGGGTTAGAAGGTCATTTTGTGCTCTAGACAGTATATCTAGCTCATCTACCTCCTTCTTGTCAACATCTTCAGAGATGATGACGGCTTTTTCAGAAGATTTAAACGGCTGATCTTTAGATTCCTCTAAAATTTCGACTGCCTCTAAAAGAGTAGCCTTGTCTCCTTCAAGTTTATCAACTTTTGTAGTTAGAGCATCAACAAGATTATTAGTTCGTTCGTTTTCCTCAAATGATTTTCTGAGTTCGTCCGTAAGAACCTCTACCTCTGCCTCAAACTCCTTCTGCTCTTCAACGAGATCGGAAACAGCGTTTCCCTCATCGTTTTTATTTATTTCTAGTGCCATAAGAGTCTTCACTGATTCGAAAAGAGATGCATTTCGCATTGTTTCGTCCTCTTCATGAAGCTCTCTCAAAGCTTGATCTTTTAATTCGTCAATTCTAGAGCGCATAAAACCCCTTACTTTAGATTCTAGTTCTCGGGTTTTGTCTTCCACTTGCTCGGAAATGACATTGTTTACCAGCACCGCTATCTCTGAAATAGCTGCTTCCGAAAGACCTTCAGGAAGCAACTCTGCGATAGGCAGTGTCTGCTCAGTTTTTGATTTTACCATAGGATGTATACTCCAGTTTAAATATTTACAGATGTTATCCATAAAGTGTTAAAAATTTTTATTTTTTGCAAAGTTTATTTTCTAATACCCTTATAAAAATTTTCTCGTTTAGGGCCTTATCGTATGTGGTCCTAATAGTTTTTTCAATAAATTGAGAATTATTGGCTTCATTTACAAGGTCAGGGAAGGCACCTTTGGTGGAGGGGTCAGCCACAAGATCAAAAGTTACAAGCTTAAAATCATCATTAACCATGGAATACTCCCCCTTCTCCGTCAAAGACCCCATACCTCTTGAGGAAATACCTAACTTAACTCCACCCTTAATAAGGGCCTGAGCCACTTGCCCACACGGAGTATTAAGAATTTCAGCTTCACCAAGCATATCATTGCCAGCCATTTTAAGATGCGTAATAAGATGAGATACATTTCCCAATTTGATAGCATCGTGTGTAGGGTGGTCTAGTTCCCCCATTAAACGTCGCTCCTTAATAGCCTCATCTAATCTACTCATTTCTCTTACTAAAATTTTCTTTTCATAGATTCTCTTGTTATTATTTGGAGAAGCGGCTCTTTGGAAAATACCTGCAATCTTCATAGTGCCGTTAGCCTTAGACTCTTCTAGCACCTGTAAGTTTTCAATGATAAATGTATCGGTAATAAACATTTTTAAGTTCCTTGCTTTACTTTTCTTTTAGAATTTTTAATCTTATCTTCAGCTCCAGGACCGTATAGCTTTTCTAATCTTTTTGATTTAATATGGCCGTGTTTTAAAGAAGTTCTAATAGAGTGGGCTTTAATACTAGACCAATCAGAGCTAGGGGTAGAACTTCCAGGAGTAAAGCCTTTAGCTATTCTTCCCTTACTCTTAGAACCCCAATCAGCTTTAGATATTACATAGACTCTATCTGCTCCTTTGGTCGTAAAAGCTTGACCCACATGCCCTTGTTCCAATGCATGTGCAATAGTAGCAAATACTCTTACCCTACTTTTTTTAGCTTTAACAGCCCCTTTTTTGGTAGCTCCCTCTTTTGAAGTATACTTCTTTCTACCTTCTTTGGAACCCCTACCTTTCTCGGCTCTGTCTTCATTTAAAATATCGAACAAGGTCATCATTTTTTCTGCTTGATTCTTTTTAACATTTTAGCTAAATCAGTTTCTGATTTAGATTTTTTAGTTTTCCTAGGCCCAACCCCTAAACCACCTACAGCAGTTATTTCAACTAAAGTTTGCCTTACTTCAACTAATAGATCTTTAATTTCATTCATAAGATTTTGAATGTCAACCACTTCTAGAATAGATTCAACCTCTACTATATCAGATGCGGCAGGAGTGTGTTCCTCCACTACAGCACAAGAACTATCCTCCTCATTACTTTCACAAATCCTAGTAACAAAATCAGTAGGAACCACCACCTTAGAAATGTCGGGAGCTTGTTCTACTACATTAGAAGAATAAAAGGAGCGAGGTGTTTCTGTGAACTCTACGAGTTGCGACGGCTCGCCCTTTGTTACCACTCCCTTCTCTTGTTCCTGAGCTAATAGTGATGCGGCAAAATCTCCAACTGAGACGTTATCCATAACTTACCCTCAGCCTTTAGAGGCGGCTTTTAATTCTTTAACTTTGGCTTTTACTTTTGCAGTACGCTCATCAACCTCTTCCGTCTCTTCCGTCTCTTCCTCTTCATCAATTTCCTCTTCTTCCTCGATGGACTGAAGAGCAGACTGAATTTGAAGTATATGCTCCTGAATCTGTTCATCAGTGAGGGCTTCCTGAAGCTCTGATTCACATAAAGGACATGTGTGTGCCTCAACACTCTCACATTTCTCATCATCATCTTCGTAATCCATCTTACCAGGATCGGTCTTAGACTTGTCACCCTTACGGGCTTTTGTGGTAAAATCAGGCTTGTCACCCTTCTTACCCTTAGCAGGCTTGTCACCCTTCTTTCCACCACGCTCTTGAAGCTCCTGAATACCAACACGCGCAGCATCCCAAGCAGCATTCTCTACCAGAGCCTCAACAAAGCTCTCTTCAACTATAATATGATCTGTCATAACATTTTTCCTTAATTAAGTTAGCTCAGGACTGTATTTAGAACGTCCCTACCATATATTTATACATCTCACCTAAGATATAAATTTTTTATTTATTTTTGTATCAAATCCCCACCCAGACAGTAGACTGATATACAGGTTTCACAATATCAGGAGTTTCAGTCCCCCCCACTTCCGTCTTATCGTCTTCTCTAGCGATAGGACGTAGCCCTACTCCAGGGACTCCCACGAAAACAGTCTGACATGCTGCTTTAATTGTAGGAGTATGATTTTTACAGTCCGCCCCCTCCTCAATCTCATGTGTTGTAATACTAGCACCGTGATATGTTATTGGGGCTACATAAATCCTCACACTCTCTACAGACTGATCAGTTGTTGAAATTTTATCACAATCATGATTAGTTTCAATACCATCAAATCCTTTCCCTCGTGCTACTTTCTTTAACTCGGCCATGCAAATAACTTCCCAAAATATTTTTGATTAACATACCCAAGATCATTAGGGACAGTAACCTGAATCATGCTCTCCACCAAATCAGTCCCCCCAGATTTTAATCTTGATGTTGTGAGATAAGTTTTCTCTAGATCCGTTCTCTTAATGGGTATAATTTTTATATCATTATAGGTTCCATTCCATATCTTAGATACTATATCTTGAGGGATATCCTTAATCAAACTTACAATTTGAGGCATCGTAAGCAAACCAAATAAATCTCCTTGCGGGAGCTGCTTTCCGCCCTGCCCATCTTGTAAATCATAATTTGTATCCACAGTAGAAATCATGTCAAGAACGGTTCCCAGGATTGATTTTTGTGAAGTAAAAGATAGTCCAGTCTTAGACAGATTTAGAGTTTTATTTTCCGCTGAAAAATTCTTATTGTAAACAAAAGCTCCTGGGCTAGGTTCGTTACCAACCCCCCTCCCAGTAGGGGATAAAATTGATGCAACGTAATTCTCATTTTGCACCTCTCCAAAAGGATTATTAATAATTTGAATACTTCGTTTAACAGGTAATCCCTCAGTATATTGATCTAAAGTAGATTCTATACCGTAGTAGGGATCATAAATAGGATTATTCGCTGCGAATATCATAAAATCAGAAAAAATTTGCCTGGGATACACCCCGTTTAACGCAAGATTTAAATCATTAAAAGTTAATTTAAGATAGTGGTTACCGTCTGCATTTGGAATTAGCATTACATCTATAAAAGGATTTTTAGGATTAATATAAATACTAGTTCTGGGGCCTGAGTAACCCGACACTACTGCATTAAAATCATCATCAGTATAACTCCCACTATCATCCTCCTGCCATGCTAATTTATACGTGGCTTCTGTAGTCCTAAATTGTGAATTGGAGGGTGGCATCTCTTCAATTGAACTCGGAATAAGAGTATACAACATTCCTTCGGGGATAGCTACACCTCCCCCCGTCACTTCTACACTCTCTTCCCCAATACCCCAATCCGTTTCTGCCGTAATAGTATACGTGTATTCATTATTAGAACTATTTTCATCATAAAACATCCCATCTAGTATACCGCGCCCAGCAACAGGAGTATAATAAGCTTCATTTCTACGAGAAGGAAGGGCAACCGTAACCTCAGTATTATCTTGTTTAATAATAGAATAAAACTCATTTTTTTCTGTGATAGTGGCAGTAGTGGCATCCTGTTTAATAACTGAAATAGTATTAGCATCAGACACACGAATCCCTGTCTCTCCCCCCTGAGTAGTAACACTAAAACATAAATCTATATCAGTGGGGGGGATATATGCTAGTCTTATATTTTGTTGAGCCATAGAGACAACCTCCTGACCAGAAGCTAAACTCTCTCTAAATTGTTCTCGTAGTTGGTAACCTGTATTTCTATTATACTCTTTGTCCGAAATAGGAGTTATATCTTTAGTCTCTAAACTAAAGGAAGAAGAGTCTAGTATTTTATCAAAAAACCAGTCAGGATAGTTTTCCTGATCCCCATACATAGTGGCTTGCCATATACCATTTAGTAAATAAGATGGTAAAGAATGGGAAGCTATATTAGAACTCTTAACTGCATTTAACCAACCTCTAGTGGTTTCATTTAAAGAATCACTAATTATAGATGGATTATATAAAAACGCCCCCAATGTTACACCATTGAAAGGAATCGTACTTCCCCCATTATTATTTAATATATCAGCTAAAGTTTTGGGGATAGAGGACTTAAAGATGTAAGCAGGATCCCACATCCGATCATTAGGAACTTCCTCGTTAGCTAAATCTAGAAAAGTAGAGTTCGTGGCAATTTGATAATTGTAACTTTCATCATAAATTATAAATGCATAATTTAGTTCTCCAAAATCAGGCCCCTCACTAGTAGAAGTCGGTAATCTTTCAGGCAACGGGGGTCTGTCAGGGCCTGGAGAATTTCCCGCCCTGGGTCCTTTTCCTCCTATGACGGAACCCGCACCATTAAAGGTCCCACCTCCAGGCCCTTTTAAAAAATGGCTAGCATCAGGAATACACTCTTTCCAATAAAATGTTTCTCCACAAAAACCTACCCCATTATTCCCCTTAGGAGGAGGACAAATTGGTGACGGAAGACAAGGGCAAGGATAGGAAACAGACATTTGTAAAAACTCTAATCCATTCTTTAACTTATATCAATTATAGTTTCTTTCTGCCATGGGACATACCCACCATTGATGGCATCAGCCTTACCAGGGTTGCCTGCGTTCCCAATACCATACAGCATAGTGTGTTGGTGAGCAGTACTACCCCTATAATTTTTATTACTAAATACGGGATCTGCTGGATATCCAATAATAGTAAACTTAACAGTGGGTAAAAAAGCTCCCCCTACTTTGGGTATCTTTCTAGTGTTAGTCTTGGGAGGTAGCCACGACTCATGGACCCCATACTTTGTTTGGGGAAATTGAGGACAAATTACAGAATACATCATCCATTGCCAATCTCCTCTGCCTGGAATGCCACACGCATTACTCGCACAATCCCACCCTTTCCAAGATTTGGTTGGAGTTGGACTGTACTTCAGATCATAATTATAGCCGTTCGTTGGGTCATCCCACTGGAAATCCTTAACGTAACTGCCAGTGCTTGCGTCTCCCTTATTAGCAAAGGAAGTAATTATTATAGTCGCCCCACCGCCAGCATCAATCGACCCCTTACTAACCTGTAGCCCTGTTGCCATCTTGACAGATCGGCCACTCCCGCCACCCTCTCCCTGCGCTGGACTACAATTTGAGTATTCTGTCAGGACATCGTAACTCTCTACCCACGCTGGCATTTGAAGATGCAACTTCTTACTACAACCGTAAATCTGACCCGACTCGATTACAGGTTGTACAAGCGGGCCACCACCCCAACCAAAACCCGATTGTGCAGGCCAATTGCCCTGTTGAGGATTACCCGTGCCAACGACCAAACCTTCCCAAGGTCCAGCCCAGCCAGAGGTATACCGCATAGGTCTAGAGTAACTTTGACCCTCCATCCACAACCAATAAGTTGGAGCAGGAGAACGCCCCCTGAATCCAGATTTGTAGAAGGGGTCTCCAGCCGATTTGGAGCCGCTGCCATAGCTGTGGTTGGTGCCTACCATCTCATTATATTGTGTCAAATTCTCTACGGGCATGTCCCATTCAGGCCATAGCGGTATACATCTCCCTATATGTGTAGTATTATCTTGTGCGGGTAAATCTAGATAAGTACCAACAGTCGCAGTAGCGGGTACACTAGGATTAGAAAGCCATCTTTTCAAGTCACCCTGTCTCTCGTTAACTATATACTCTAAATAAGCGGTTTTTAACATTCTATCGGGTTTCAACATATATTCTTTGGAACTTGTAAGAGACGCAAAACTATAGCTTACTGCATTACCTTTAGATGTATAGGTTTTATTCTGTGTCGTACTTCCCCAAGGATCATCAGCACCTGTGCCTACATCACACATGGCTAACATAGCACCCTCAACCCCAAAAGCCAAACCTCCCATTATATGATCCGTATAAATAGCTTGTCCTGCTGCTGGCTTCTGGGCTATTAAACCTTTCAACGCATCAATCTGCCTCTGTAAATCTTCCTCCTGAGCATCTAGTACACTGTGTAATTGATAAGCTCCTACTGCGGGGTTTGCAAAAGATAGTGGCGGATTGGCTGCGGCAACACCCGCTCTCTCGTTATACGTAAACTCTGTAGTACGCAGGAACGGACGAATATCAATAATATTCTCTTTAACAATTTCTGGTTGGTCCTTATTCACCACAATATAGGCCAAAGGTAGAGCAGCCTGTCCAACTAGCTGTAATTGATCTAAGCCTGTGACATCCAAAGCCATAACAGGTGCTATATTTAAGAGATCATCAGGAGATGGGAAACTTCCATGAATTTTTGTCGGCAACGGTTTATCGTTACCTGCGGTAATTCCTACATTTGCATCGGGCTCTGTGTCGGATATATTAGCAAGAATTTGTCCAGCCTGATTCTTATCCGCGTTAGCAAAGCCCTTTATACCATGAGGCACATGTCGGTTCCCCCCAGGGGGATGTTCGTCTCTAGCAATACCAACTCCAGCCCCCATTACTATTCCCAACATAGGTTTGGTTAATTTTTTTGGTGTCCACGTACCATCAGATTGTTGGCTCCCTGAAAGTTTTTCCTGATAATCAACAATATGAGTAGCACTAGAATCAATAGGTAAACTATAAGCTACCAATAAATCAATTCTTTGTTGTGCTTCAGTAAGGTACTGCCACTCATTGTTATCATCGTAATAGCCAAAATCTCCAGGATTAAATGCAGGTACTTCAATAGTAGAATCAGGGACATCTACTACAGCAGTTCTAAAAACTCCCCTCCACATTTGAACAAACATAAGATGAATAGTAGGCAAGTTTGAAGAAGAATATCCATTTGGCTCAGAATAGGTGTTTAACTTCAAACCTAAATTAGGATTTCCTGCCATCCACTTCTGGTAAGTACCTCTGATGTTGGGCCATAAAGTATTCTGGGGCCATACCTGCCCCTCATACCAAGGATAGTTTATACCTACTGCTGCTGGCTCGTTTGTATGAGGATCCACACCCCAGCTTCCCCATTCCCCCTCCTCTACTGGGGTAGAATAAAAAGAATAGTATAACTCCAACCCATTTGTATTATATGCATTAGCAGCCGCTTTTGGTCCTATGAAGTCACTCCACACTTTATCCCTCTGAGCTGTAGTCCAGACCTGCTTAAGCTCAGGCAGTATTTTAGGAAGCCCAGCATACTGATCAACCATCAATTGTGCAAGAGGTTTATTCATATCAAATGCATCATTTATACGAGATACAAACCTGCCTGCATTTACCTTTACTGTTCGTCCCCCATCAACCTTTGGTCTAAGCTCTTTAATATTATAAATACTTATCTCATCCCCTTCCATGACAAAGCCCTTCATCTTAGCATGAGTCTCAACTTTATCTTTAACGTAAAGAATATTTTCTTCTAGTTGACGCAGAGGGATATTATCAACCTCGTAGTAATAGGGGTCATTAGCTTTGTAATATCTAATAGGGGTAACAAAATTATAAGGTATTGGGTCTGCCATAGTTATAAATCTCTATCTAAATCGAAAAGGTTAGCGGACCCTGCCCATACTGGGCCTGCTCCTCCACCACCCTGGTTTTGAGTAGGGACCTGTGCCTCGCCTGGATAAACAGTCTCTGCTTTATAATAGCTAAATATCTTCTTCCTGCCTGAGGTGCTTAGAATACCATTCTTAGCATTAGCAAAAGTATTAATAGCTGATTCATCTAACCATATTCTAGAGGCAGAATCATGGGGAAGCATAGCACTTGTGTAAAAGAAAGAAGAGGCTACATAACGAGTTTGGTGGTTATTAGGCAATGTACCAATATAACCACTAAATCCTAAATCTTGATAAACTGCGCTAGTATTCGTATAATTGGGACCTTGACTATTAAGAGCACTACAATCAGAAGAAGTAGCATACCCTTGAGCAAATAATTGATAAGGTTCTCCTTCTTGAAGACTAAACACATCCCCAGCAAAATTAAAGCCCATACTATTGAAATCTCCAGGTGAAGTATAATCAATATTAGGCATATAATGTTGCCCATTAGCATCCACTGGATAAGCTAGGAATTTAGCTTTGGGGTCTGGGGAGACATATAATCTAAATGGTCCGATATTTTCCTGTTCCGTTTTCCCATAATATCCTAACGCTCCTCCAGTCTGTACTCCTCGTCCAAAGGAATCTAACACACTTAAAGATGACGTATCAGGCGTAGAGGATGGTGCTCCCGATAACCCCACCGTAGTAAGAGAGGAAGTCCATACAGCACTAGGTCCATAATAATAACCACTTAAATCTTGAGGATGTTTAGGTCCCCCTGTACTAATATCATTCCCCACCGTTAAATAGGAAGCGTGCAACTCAGAATTATCGGCAATATTCCAAATCCTTAATTGGCTACACTGTCCAGGAGCTGAAAGACTATAAACAGGGCCTGACGCATTCTCCCACCCACAAGGGAATACCACATTTTTTACATTAACTTGGCTATCTCCTACTGCTCTCACACACATCCCTCCATAAGATAATCCGCTGACAGCGGGGGGAGTAATGGGTGCTCTAGAGAACCCCCCATAAGTTCGTGCATTAGACCCAGGACTCACTAGCTGTGTCCCAGGATACGTAGCTTGGTTATTAGCCAGCCCTGGATTATCAGAATAACTTACAAAGGGGTTAGCATAAAATTGCATATACCCAGCATAACAAAAAGACGAAGTATTCAATGTGGCAGTAAGATAATCCTGATTCGCGTTATACTTGGACTCCCAGAACGCCCCGTAATCCCCTAAGTTATACATATTAATAATAGAATTTTTATTAGCTACTAAACAAGCTCTAGTAGAATGTAATTCAACCTTGGTGTGATTAGCAGGATCTCCCAAATTCCAACCACTTGCATCTAGGATACCATCTCTACTATGCGGGCCGAAATCTATAGTAGAATTATCCTCTGCTAAAACATCTACTCCTGCCTGCACAATGGTAGTGGGCCCCGCAAATTTAACGCTTGAATTATTACCCACATAAACAGCAGCAGTTTTTTGGTTCTTAGCCCAATCAGCATTTCCAATTATAAAAGTATAATCATTCTTATGTCCATTCAATTCTAACCTACTATCATTAACAACTCTAAAACAGGTACCCTTGAGTGAGGTTTGGTAATAGGTACTGATCTGCGGGTCTCCCCAGTAGGCTCCCAATAAAATAGATTTACTAGCTACAGCATTCATGTAAGAATTATTAGTAAGTTCAACTGCTGGTACAGTTTGCCTTGTGGTAACCGCTGGAGGCGGGTCTAATCTAATATCGAATTCGTGGTTTCCACTAAAGGATAATCGAGTATAAATATTATCCATAGATTCCCCGACCCCACTTACATAGGTAGGGACAAATTCCGAAGAATTTAGTTTAACATGCTGGCCGTTCCCTGTAAAATTAGTAACGGGATAAAACGGACCCTGGGTATAAGTTATAGCATCTGCATTTTTGTTATAATTAAACTTAGATTTAGAAGCCAGTAATCCTTGTTTTTCATTATGGTCTAAGGATATTTGGGATACTCTACATATAGAATTATCTAATTTCATCCCTATATTATTTTGGAAAGAAGATATTTTATTACTTATATCAATCAAAGATTCCGTAGCTTTAATTCCTTCAAAATTATTAAAGAAGGACTGTAAAACTACCGTCTGTGATCCGAAAGAGTCTGCGGAGGTCTCCCCATCCATATTTGTACCATATCGTACTTTCTGCGGGGTCACTAGGTTAGAATTGTGAAGGTCTACACCTATTATATTTCTATAAAAGCTAAACGGAGCATCTATGGGGAGACCTCTATACTGGTCCGTAGAAGCACTCAAAGTAATATTTGAGTTGACAGCTTTTAACCCCGCTGTAGGATTTTCCAGTATTTTTGTATCTAAAGTCGCGGCACCTGTAGTAAGTTCATAATTACGGAATGCTATGAACCCTCTATTCAAAGTAACATTAGAATTAACAGCCAGCATCCCTGCATTCTTACATCGTGCCACAGTACAGTTTTCTATAACCACATCCGAATTTTGAATATCAAATCCTATATTAGTGTTTTGGGCAGTAATAGTCCTAGCATCACCTCCGTCTACACAAAATCCTCTAATATAAATATTACCATTACAGTTTTTTATCTTAACATTTTGTAAAGCATTAGCATAAACAAATCCAGTAGATCTCCCTATATTAGTAGTAGGAGGAATAATATCAGGACGTTGAACAGTTAACCCTCTACTCTCAATATCTGAACCAACGGAGTTATCAGTATAGGCATACACTGTAAATTGATTAGGAACCCCACCGTTCATAAAAACTCCATCTGCTGCCACATTTTTAAAATTGGTAGATAACGATATAGTTTTTCTACTATTACTTTGGGGTCTAGACCACTCAGGAGTCTGGACAAAAGTTCTCGTAAAATTATTCCAGTAGTTAGCAGCTTCTACAGATGTACCTCCCGCACTATCCCATACCACAGAACTTACCCCAAGAGCTTCTGACGCAAGCATAGTATTACTGACATCTGTAGAACTAAAAATAGTAATGGAACTTCCTTCAGCAGGGGTTGCTCCTCCATTCGTAGCAGTGATACAAGCAGAAAGTGTATTGGTCCCAATTCCAGAGCCTGTCAAAACTTTAACAAACCCCCTATTAATAATTTCTAAGCCAGCACCAGGACCTTCAAATTCTATACTCTCTAAATGTAAGTCTCCGAGGTAACCACTGGTTGCTACCTCAATAGTTACAGGGAACCTAATAGTATTAGGCAGTGCATCAACAGCGGCTGATAAAGACCCAAATACTTTTTTATTATCTACACCCGCAGAGGAAACGGTTAGCATCACCCCATCTACGGAGGATGTGGGGTATCCTGCCATTTCAAATAGATAATCGCCTCTATCTTCTAGATCATAAATCGGAAGGTTATCTTGTTCCCAATTATAAAAAGAACTTGAATCAAATTTATAAACAGGATCTACCCAATTATTGATTAATTGAGCCGTTCCAGATGCTAAGTATCTATCGTTAGGTAAAAATGCCATATTAGAAGTTTAATGTCCACTTAAAAACTAGTGAAAAATCACCAGTCTTATATATGTTTGCGAAAGGTCTATATGCTACTAACTGAGACCTTTTTATAGTTTCTCCTAGAGGGTTCTTCATAAACAACCCAACTTCATTAAGGATAATATCATTACAAGAATTTCTCTCAATCCATAATATATAGGTAACAGAATTAAGATCCACTCGTTTAATACTATTATCAGATATTACCCCAAAGAACCATAGAGGATTATTTTTTGAATCAAGTTTAGATGCTCCATTAGATTCCATCAACTGGTGCTCTGAGAGAGGTAAGTTGGCAGCACTATTAGTTTGGTAGTCTTTCCATCTTTGTGTGGGCTCAGAGGGATCCGCTTGATTTTCTTGGGCTAATGCAGAAACTAACGTAGTTTCACTTACCCCATAAGTATCAATAATCGTATCTCCCCCTACCCCTAATTGGAAATACCGAATTTGAAAATTAGTTATATCATCGGCCCCAGACCCAGCATAAAGTAACCCAAGTCCTACACCCATTCCAGAGGTTATAGTATTAGGATCACTAAAAACTTGCTCCTCAGTGCCATCTTCATAGACCTTATAAATTTGTAAGTGTCCTGAAGGATCTAAAAAATCTTTTTGTTTCATAACAGTTCCTGTTTATTATAGTTATTTAGGGTAGATGAGAATATTTAATAAGAAGACCCTCCACCAGCACCAGGAGATGTACCTCCTCCCCCACCACCGTAACCTCCGATAGATCCTCCACCCTGGCCTCCGACATCTCCCCCTCCTCTTACTCGCCCTATTGGTCCAGGTGGGGAAACCGATCCTGTGAAATAAGTATCCACTGTATTATTTAATCCTAAGAACCCTATACTCCAGTGCATCACTATAGAAAAATCTTTAGTTTTAGGTATAGCAGTAAAACTCTTATAAGCTATTAGTAAAGGAGAATCTTCCTGGAAACCTTTAGGGTTCCTAGCGAAGAGTCCCACTTCACTAATAC